TACTATAGCCATCAAAATCTAAGTGATGAGGAAAGTTCATTTCGCCAACAAGATAATCATCAGCATCAATCATCCATGCAAGATCGCCCTTGCCATCGCAAAGTTTCATAGCAGCAGTACGATTGGTGGCAAAATCCACCCATTCGTGTTGATGAAGTTCTCCAGGAATACCCTTCTCTTTAAAGTATTCGGTGATGAGTTCCTGAGTACCATCTGTAGAGCCTGTATCACAGATAACCCAATAGTCGATAAACTTGTAGAGAGAATCAAAACACTCCTTAATGATGTGTGTTTCATTCTTACAGATCATGGAGAGGACGATTTTCTTCTTTTGACTCATGGTATAGATTCCTTTGCGTTACCATCCCAAGAATGGTTCTTTTTTCTCTGTTTTTACTAAAATTTTCGAATAGGGGTATAAGGACTTGAATTCTTGTTCTTTACTAATAGATTCTATGATAGCGTCTTTACGATTCATGTAAGAAGAATATACAGCCTCATCATTTATGTAGACAACAAGATAGCATTGATCGTTATCAACTTGCAAATCTATCTCTCATATCTAAATCTGCTGTTGAAAGATTTGCCTTTTGAGCAATCTGATTTGATATCCATTTATATGTCTTTTCTATACCATCTTTAAGAGGTTGACTTGGAACCCATCCGATCTTTTCCATGTATAATTTGTTATCAGAATTTCTTCCTCTTACTCCAACAGGACCACTTATGTTTTTTACTTCTATTGATTTACCAGAAATATCAATAACCATCTTTGCAAGATCGTTGATCTTAATCATTTCTTCTGAACCTATATTAACTGGACTTGTGAAATTAGACTCCATTAGTCTTCGTGTTGCCTCTATACACTCATCAATGTATAAGAAAGAGCGTGTCTGTTGACCATCCCCCCATACTTCTATTGAAGATCCATTTGTTTCTGCTACTTTTCTACAAAGAGCGGCTGGAGCCTTTTCCTTTCCTCCACACCAAGTTCCTTCAGGACCGAAGATATTGTGATATCGTGCAATACGAACTTTGATACCGTGATTTCTTCCGAAGGCAAGATAAAGGCGTTCACTGAAGAGTTTCTCCCATCCGTATTCTGAATCTGGTGCGGCTGGATAAGCAGAATCCTCGGAGCACTTTGGATTGTCTGGATCTTCCTGATTGTACGCAGGGTACATACAGGCAGAAGAGGAATAGAACACCTTTCCAACTTTGGTTGAAAGACATCGCTCCACAACATTTAGATTTATTAAAGCAGAGTTATGCATGATATCCGCATCGTGTTCACCAGTAAAGATATATCCAGCACCACCCATATCAGCAGCAAGTTGATATACTTCATCAAATTGAGTATCAAATGCTCTATCACATAATACCTGTGATCTTAAATCACCGATGATAAAATCATCTGCTTCTGATTTTGAAAAATCAGGATACTTTAGATCGACCACACGAATCCAATATCCTTCTCTCTTTAATCTTTTTACAAGATGAGAGCCTATAAATCCACCGCCACCAAGAACCATTGCCTTTTTCATACCATATCTCCTTACTTTCACATTTCTTTCAGAAACAAGCACAGTATGTATCATATGCAGACTGAACTTCCGTTGGAAGAGTATATTCTCCACGGATTAAAGAGTATGTATTTCTATAGCCTATGATTTCTTTTTCTAGATTAGTGACTAAATCTTGTACATTTCTCTCTTGATAAACAGATGCAGAAGAAAACACAACACCGCAGTTCATCTTTTTCTGCAAGATGTATGCTCCCCAAATATCGTCCATTCTCCCAACATGAGGTAGTACCATATAATGCCTCAATACTTCTCTGGATAAAAATGTGTTTTGGCTATTGAATGGTGCAATAGTGTTTGCTGCATATGGTTCAGTAATATTGAACTTAACTATTGGTTTTTTAGTCAAACGACACATTGCATCTATATCCGGATCTCCGTCCCATAAATCTGCTTGAACATCTACCTTTATCTTCTTCTTTCCAAGATACAACACATCATTTTTCTTATTGAGTTGTTGTATCGGAAACCCCCTATGCCAAATATCTGAATGATTTGTCACACTCAATGCATCAAATACACCAACAGAAGAAGCATCATAGTAATCAACAAAAACTTCTTGTCCAACGAGTAATTCTTTACCCCAATTGTCGTATGGGATATTATCATCATCTACAGTAGCCACTATATCTGCTCCAAGATGATATGCCTCAACAAATCCTATATTTCTACGCTGAATGCTTCTCCAACCAATAGCATTGCTCAATGCAGGATATTTTCTCTCTTGCTCATCTGGATGTAAGTAGATGCAATTAATTTTTTCGTATTCGTGATGTGGAGTCTTTGTGTCTCCGACAACAATGAGCGTCCAACCCTCCATCCTAGAAAAACGAATTGTTGCTTCTGTTGGTTTTTGAATAGTAGTTGTTACGATGAATTTATTCATTGTTTATAAACCTATTAACAAAGTGTTGTGTTGTATATCTCGATTTTGCATACTCTGCTGTTTGTTTTGCCAAATTATTGTATTTTTCGAAATTAGACAATATATGCTGTATCAATTCTTCTAGTTCTGACTTATTTGAAAAGTAAATAAAGTGTTCATTCGGTATAAACAAATCTTCAACTATATTGAATTCATCTTTTTTACACAACATAAACGATCCGAGCATTGCAGCCTCAATCACTCTTGCCTTGTGTTGTGTCAAACTGTTATTCACTATTCGTGTACAATTCAGACTTTCAAATAAATCTTTCTCTTTCCCTCTTAATCCCATGTCCAAATAATTATGCACTACTGATATTTTTGCTTTAGAATTTAAAAGTAACTTTTGTTTATATGAGGCTGAAATGCCTCCATTATTTGCTACTATGATTCCATTAAACTTATTGATTGCATCTTTTATGTGCAACATATCCGCTTTGATATGACCACTATAAAATACATCATATTCTTTGCTATCAGAATAAACAATATTTTTATCATCAAATGGGAAAAAAACTGTCTGATACTTCTTATATCCCAATTGGTTGTTTCTATGTTCTGTAAAGAAAGGATCTATGCAAAATATTTTACTGTATCTTTCTTCATTTCTCAAACCTAGTCTATATCCTTCTTCTGTCATCCATCTATTTGGTAATTCTAAATCAAGAAGATATTGTAGATTTTCGGGATTAGGTGTTTGAGGATAATGACAGTCCAAATGAAGAACAACTTGATCGTTATTTGTATAACAATCTTCAAATCCTATATTAAATATAGGATCGTCAGGAAAAGTTTTAGAATTATTGACGACCTTTAACTTATTCATAATTTCAGTTTTTCTTGAACACAGTCATTGTGTATATGGTTTCCATATATTCTAGTCTAGAATCTTGTATTAATTCATCTGCAAGTTTACTAGGCCCAGACCAAAAGTGTGGTCCACCACGATTGCAAGCAGAATCGTGCAGTACAATAATGCCATCTTTTGTAACAAAAGGAAACCAAGAATCAAAGTCTTGTTTAACTGCTTCGTATGTATGATCTCCATCTATAAACAAATAGTCAATGGATTTTTCCCAATATTTGGCAACATTGAAACTGTAATCCTTTATGAAAGAAAAATTAGGATACTGCTTTTCTAGTTGCTTGATTTTATCTTCGCTGCCTATCAAATTAGCATTCATTGAGTCTGATATGATTGGATCAATGCCAGTTATGCTAACATCTTTATTTGCTTTGCAGAAGATTTCTGTTGTTTCTCCGTTCAGAACACCAATTTCAACAATTCCAACTTTTGCTTTTTGAGCATAGTAGAAATGCTTATTCTTTTCGTCTATATTGTTTCCAACAGAACTGTAATTTTTTAGATTCATTTTATTTACCTCAATAGATGTTTAACTGCGTTTATACACTCTTGTTTATTGTCGAAATAATGATCGAAATAATGATTTGTTTCTATTCTTTCGATGTTATTTTTATGGAATACCCAATTATATGCCGTTTGTTCTGAACAATGCCATATTTTTGAGTTAACATCGGTCACTCCACTAATATCAACATTTACCATTTCATTGCAAATGTTTATAGACTCATCAATAAGATGATGGTTGTCTTTATGTATACCAAGTATACCGATATTGAATCCATGAAACTTATCAGTACCCAATACGGTATTGCATACTAACTTTTCTCCCCACCGAGGATCTCCGTCAGCCACAAATCTCTCATACTTCCAAACAAAGGCTCTTTGTTTATCTAAAACCATATCAAATGGTCTTTTGAGAATTACATCATTGTCTAGTTTTACAACATTATCTGCTTTGTAGTATTTGTTGTGCTTCATTAGCATTTGCAATGGATAAAATGCATATTTCTGTCTTTTCCACTCTTCCAAATCTTTACTTCGTTCTTCTAAAACAAGACTCTTAGTTTCTACTTTGTATTTCTTCACTTCATTGTAAAGCATATCTACATCATCTGTAAGAATA